AAAGAAATGACAGCTCAAAAGAAAGCTTTAGAAGCCGAATTAGAAGAAGTTATTGCCGATAAAGACAAAGATCTTGAACTAGCAGTTTCTGAGGCATTCTTTAGATTACCAAAGGATGTTATTGGAAACGAATTATATTCAGCAACTCAAAATTTAGCTAACTTATATGGTTCAACTTTAGCAGGAAATGACATCGATGCTGGAGTTATCGATACAGTTATTAAAGCATTAAACACTGTTAAAAAATCTATTAAGAAATTTAACGATAAAGAAGAGGTTTTAGGAACAGTTTACGAAGGAGCAGTTAAACAATTCGATGCTGATTTTAATGACATGGTTAAAAACATTAAATCAGGATATGGTTGGATTGATCCAGAATATGTTGCAGATACTTGGGAAAATTCAAGTGACTCAATTGATTTTGAATTAGTTAAAGGAGAAATCTACAAAAGATTAATCGCAGCTGGTTTATTAGCATACGCTGACGAAGATGATGAAGAATCTGCAGGTAAAAAAGTTAAATCATTAAAAGAATTAGGGATTAAAGAATCTGTAATTACAGAAGCTGAAATCAATGAAGAAGACATTACGTCGGATGATCAATTTAAAGAATATGCAATGACTGTTTTAAAAGATGCTTTTAAAGAGGAATTTGACGAAACTAAAGCGGAAGAAGTAGTTAAAGGAATTCTTGGTAAATGTGATGGAGATTACGGTGCTGCAGTTGGAATGTTAACAAGCTCTTTAGGAGAATCAGTTACAAATGAAGGATTTGATGCAAAATACTGGGAAGATTATCATGAAGCTGCTGGAAAAATAGAAAATCCTGGCAGTATGCAAGTACAACAAGAAGTATCAGCATGCGTTGAAGAGTGGAATGATAATAATGAAAACGGTGAAGAAAATGAAGTTACGCCAAATGGAGAAAAGAAAGTCTTAAAACTTGCAAAGGAATTTGTTAAAGCAAAGGGATGGATTTCATCTGATGTTATTGAAGCAATGATTGCTCAAGAATCATAAAAAATAATTAAAATAAATAATACCTGATGTTTTACCATGTCAGGTATTTTTATTATATTTACACTATGAAAACAAAAATCCTTAATTTTAATCAGTTCATAACTGAAAAGTACGAACCAAAATTAAATGAGCAATTATTATTAGAAGGTGGAGCAGCAGGACATATGTCCCATCCATTCGATAATAATAATTTGACATTTGGTGACTTTAAGAACATGATTATAGGTGGACTTCAAGGAGAATTAAACTTTGAAGAGGAACCTACTGAAAAAACAGATGGTCAAAACGTTTTTGCAACTATTCAAAATGGTGAAGTTAAATTTGCCAGAAATAAAACTGAATTGCAAAACCCAATGAGTCTTAAGGATTTCCAAAATAAATTTGAAGGGCATGCAAGCAAATTAGTGCAAGATACTTTTCAATTTGCAGCCGCAGATTTAGCAAATTTACTTATAAAATTACCGACAAAAACACAAGAGGAAGTGTTCCAGAATGGTCTAGACTTTATGAACATGGAGTTGATATATTCTGCAAATCCTAATGTTATTCACTATGATGTTGATGTAATTCAATTCCATGGTGTTAAAAAGACTGATGGTGCTGGAAATATTATTGGAGACGATAATAGTGCGGCTAAAAGTGTTGCAGGTATATTAAAAGACCTAAATGCTCATATTGGAAGCACATTTACAATTATTCCCCCACAAGTTATTAAATTACAGAAGGATATGGATTTTGAAGAGAATCAGTCTAAGTTTATTGGAAAGGTTGAAGCTCTTAAAAATCGTTATAATTTAACAGATTCAGATTCTGTTGCAAGATACCATGAAATGTGGTGGAGAGAGCAAATTGAATCTATCTTTGGTGATCTTCCACAGAATATTAAAGAAGGTTTATTACTAAGATGGGCTTATGATGACAAGAAAACATTAAACATGCGTTCATTAGACAAAGAATTAACTAAAGAACAAGCAGAGGCAATTAAGAAGTTTGACAAAGAGGACGCTAAAAAGAAATTCAAAGAAAACATTAGACCATTTGAAGATCTTTTCTTAGAATTGGGTAGTGTTATCTTAAAGAATGCAAGTAATTTTGTTGCTGCTTCGCCAGATAAAGAAATGCAAAGATTGCATACCGAAATCAGAACAGAAGCTGACAAAATTAAATTAAATGGAGACCTTACTCAAATTGAAAAAGTTGCGAAAGAACTTGATAGACTAGAGAGAATCGGAGGAATTCAATCGATTATACCGACTGAAGGTATTGTATTTTCATACAAAGGACACATGTACAAATTAACAGGAACGTTTGCTGCGATAAATCAGCTAATGGGAATTATAAAATACGGAAGATAATGGCATTACAAAAATTAAGAGAATACTTTAACGAAACAAATAGAGAATCTTTTATTGATATGTTAAAGAATAGGGTGCTAGTAACTGAAAAAGTTGCAGCTCCCACATTTCTTGTTAGAAGAAAATCAGATGGATTTGAATACTACAAATCTTCTAATTCTGACAAATTAAATTTAGTTGACAGAACAATCATTTCATTATATGAGATTGCAATCAATTATATGCAGAGTTTACCAACCACTATTAAAAACGAAATGCCAGATGATTGGAGATTCGGTTTTGATTATTTACCAGAACTTGGAGCATCCAAAATATCTTATACAAATACACCAACAAATAATTTAATACTTACGCACATTCAACAGATTGGAGAAAATGGTAAGGTTAAAAAAACAATTAATGACCCAGAAATCTTAAAGAAATGGTCAAAGACCTTAAATGTTCAAGCCCCAAATATTGTTTTTGATGGCTATTTATCTCAATTACAAAGAGATGAATTACTTGAATTATTAGGAATGAGCGATCGAGAATTTTCTGATTCTTTCGATTACTTAATAGAAACTAAAGACAAATCAAGTTTTACAAGCAAAATATTTAAACTATTTAATCCAAGTATTAGCACATCATCATTGAACGCTGATCTTGAGAGCGAAATCGATGGACTTATTGTTAATTTTATTGACGGTAAATTCATGAACTCATTTAAGCTTGAAGATTTTAATAGAACAATCAATACTGAAGACCAAAGTTCAAGTCACATGTATCAAATTGCAGTTACTGACGTTTTAGAATATTTGGCACAATATAATTTAGACGATATTAAATTAGAAGAGGAAAATGCAGATTACAGATATCTTGAAACATTATCAGTTATCTTTAATTCCTACATCGATAAAAACTCTTCAAAATATATTGGTGTTAACTTTGAAAGTGCAGAATTTTCTTCTGCTGAATCTTTTAAATTAAATACTAAATACATTAAAAATGAAAAGACTTTAAAATTCGTTGCAAACGATGTTTTAGCAGAGCTTTTTAAAATGATTTTAAGTTCTTTTAGAAAGAAAAGAACAAAAACAACAGATCTTATTGATGAAGATACTATGAAACGTATGAATGAAATCATCGATAAAATCAGCGAAAAGATATTCGTTGAACATACTGATGAGAATTCAATCTATGATTATCAAAACTTTATGTTACATAATAAAATTAAGGCTTCTGTTGACCTAAATGAGGCTCTTAAAGTTAATCACACTGAACAAGGAAAACAACCAGTAAATATGTTTGTTGGTAGATTTCAACCGTTTACATTAGGACATGCTAAAGTATTAGAAGCGCTTCATAAAGAGAATGGTTACCCAGTAGTTGTATTTTTAGTTAAATCAAAAACCAAAAAGAAGGGAGACGAATTTAGCAGACCATATGATGAAAACACTCAAATTGAAATGTTCAATAATGTTAAAAAACAATACACATTCTTAAAAGAAATATTTGTTGTTCCAACTGGAGGAATCGATACGATGTTTAATGAAATACGACCAAACTACGAACCAGTACTTTGGGGAACTGGAAGCGATAGAATGGCAAGCTATGGTTATCAAGTTAATAATGATTCTTATAGAGATCAATTAAACGTAAGAGCTGATTTTGGACTTTTTGAAATTCCAAGAACAGATGATGACGTTTCGGCAACTGCAGTTAGAAACGCGTTATTAGCAAATGATGAAAAACAATTCAATAATTTAACACCAAAGGCAATTCATGGAATGTATAATGAATTAAAGTCTAAAATTGAAGATTCAATGGGAGTTGTTGCTGAATCGGTTTCAACAGAAATAATGACATTTGAGCAGTTTATTAATAAAGATATATAAAACATAAATAAAATAAAAAATTATGAATTTCAACCAATTCTTAAATGAAGGCAGTTTCAAACCGATGGGATTGTCTATTGAAGACACTAAAAAAGTTGCTGAAACTTATGCAAAGGCAATTGCAAAAATACATGGTGAAAAATGTACAGTAAATACAAGAACATTAGAAGAGGATTCTTTTGACTTAGATTTTGCCGGAGAAGAATTTGATGGTGGTTCTTATTCAATCAATTCTAATGGAGACGTTTCAAACGACGCTATGGGGGTTGGTATGAAAAATCCACCAATCTATGGTAAATGGAATGATTCAGTAGATACAATTATCAAAAACATTAAAAAGTTAGATGAATCATTTTTAGATGCGCATGATGAAAATTCAGAAGAATTAGACGAATCTAGAATAACTAATGAAGAATATGATGTGAGTGGAATTTCAAGAGAAGACCTTAAACAAATATTAAACTACTTAAATGCAAAAGATATTTCTTATGATTTTGATGGTAGAGATGAAATTTTAGATTTTGATATGACTGAATTAGACAAAAAAGGTCAAGAACAAATGAAAAAATGGGGTCTTAATGAATCAGTAGTAACTGAAGCTAAAGCATTATCCCTAGATAAACTAGTAGACATGGCGGGAGATAAACCATCGTGTTATGACTTAGCTGACTTTGTTTATACAAATTATGACAAAGTAACTGGTCTTAGAAAATCAATGAGAAATGATGAGATGGATTTCCCTGACGAAATTGTTGATCTAGTAGATCATTATGGGTTTGACATCGATGAATTCACAGATTGTTATGGAATGGCTGCAGAATCTGTAGTTAACGAAAGAAACATTACGATAAAAAGACAATATACTGAAAATCATCCAGCAGTTGTAGTTGGTAAAGCAGCTAAAATTAGAAATAAAGTTTTAGAAGCGATCAAAGATGGTAAGATTTCTCAAGAAGAGTTTGATAACTTATTAAAAGAGATGACATCAGATTCTAAAAGATGGTTAAAAAGAAATTCTAGACACTTTAATGTATCTGAAGATGGAATTAGTTTATCTAAGTCTGGAAAAGCGATCCTTAAAAATGTAATGGTTTCAGAAGCAACTGAAAAGGCTCCAAAAATTTGGGTACCTGGTGGTTTTGATAAAGCAATGTCAAAATATCCAAATTCAAAAATTACTAGAAAAATAGTATTGGACGCAGCAGAAAAATGGGACGTAAAACCAGAAGATGCTATTGCATACGTTGAATACGGATGGATGGTAGATTTAGATGAAAACAAAAACACAAAAGATATGAAAACAAAATTTATTTATGAATCATTCTCAGAATTCGTTGAGAATAAATTAAATGAAGGTACATTAAACGAGGCTTTTGCATCAGCAAAACTTGCAAGTTTATTAATGGGAGCATATGCAATGCCAAAAGATCTTCCACAGGCTTTTTACAATATGGCTAAATTAGCACTTGATAAAATTCAAGACATTGATATTCTTGAAATGACGCCAGATCAGGCAAAGAAAGAGAAAAGAGCAAGAGCTGTTTATTTTTACTTTACAACAAATGAAAAAGAAAATCCATATGCTGGTAAAAACTCATACAACTCAAAATCTGTTCCAGCAAATACATTATTAGCAATAACAGACGGTTCTAACGAATGGATGAATACAGAATGGAGCAAGCACAGTAGACAAGCAACTGGTAGAACTTTAGTAAAAACTAAAAGAGATGATTCTGCTGGAATCAATAAATCAAGTGCTAACGATCAATATGGTACCGGTATTTCAAGTTTGAAACAAGTAGTTGATTTAGCTGATAGAGCATATTGTTTAGACTTAACAGTTCTTGATGCAAGATATTCAACAGCTTCATTAAAAGCAGACAGAGAAGCTGCAAGAAAAGGAGCAACTGCAATAATGGATCCTAGAGCATTTAAAGATGAAAATAAAGCAAGATACAACGCAATCTTAGCTAAAAAAGCAGCTGCAATGCCAATTGACCAGGTAGTTTTAGATGCAATTGATGCATTATCAAATCAAATCAAAGATGCTTTAACTAAAGGAGAAAAAGGAAAATATGGCGATATGCTAATTGGATTAGATCCAAGAGGAAAAGAAGTTAAAATAGGAGATGCTTCTAATTTAATGAGAAACATCTTAGATGAATATAATAGATATGTACAGGCTGTTGCTAGTGATGAAAAAGAAAAAGCAGCAGGATACGACACTAATTATTACGAACGTGAATTAACACAATACGCAAAAAACATTAGTGATTATACTAAGAAAATCGAAACTAAAAGTTACGGTTGGTAAAAAATAAAAAAACTATGAAACGTATCAAATTATACGAAGAATTCCTAACAGAAAAAGCATATAGATTATCTGGTCCATACGCTGCTAAAGGAATCATTGGAAAGGTTATGCAATCGTTTAAAAAAGAAATTGAAAAAATTGCATTTGGAGGAGACTCTGTTTCTATTTTAGAAGAAATTAATGGAGCATGGAAAGGTTTCCATACAGATGGAGTTAAAATCATTTTAGATGAAGTTCAAAAAGCAGTTAAAGACATGGAACAGGTTGCTTATGTTCATGTTTCTGGATTAAATCAACAATGGGAAGCAGATACTCGTAATAGTTTAAATAATACAGGAGGATCTCTTTATATTTCACTTCCTAAAGATTTTGTAATTAGTGTAGGATTTATGGATGACACTGATGCTGGTAAGTTTTCTAAAAAACTTGGAGGTATGCAAAATACTACATTAGCAGGTGGAGAAGATATTCATGGATCATTTGATGCTGAAATTGGAGAAAACAATGTTGAAATCTCTGGTTCAGAGGTTATGCAAATAGACGCAAAATAATTATGCCAAGTACTAGTAAAGCACAACAAAGATTAATGGGTATGGCGTACTCTCTTAAAAAAGGAGATATGGACCCTAAGGATGCAAGCCAAGAAGTAAAAGATCTTGCAGATTCTATGACGCTTCAACAACTTAAGGATTTTGCAAGTACTGAACATAAAGGACTTCCAGATCACGTTAAAGAAGGAGAAGACCATGAAGTTGGAATGGCAATGGGTCAGATAGAAGCAATTAAAAAAGCAACTGATGAACTATTAGGAAAAATTGGTCAAGTTGAAAAGAACTTACCAGGATGGATTCAAGCACACATCACTTCAGCGTACGAATACTTAAAACAAGCAAATGATAATTTTCATGAACTTGAAGAGGGTATTTCTGCAGCAAATATTGGAGGTATTGGAGCTACATTATTACCAACAGCAACTCAACCAGGATCTGGTGATGTTTTATCAGGAGCTGGTGATGCTGAAGAAGAACATTTAAAAAGAAAAAAAGAACGTAAGGATTATTTGACAAACCGTAAAAAATTCAAAACTTTCGAACAATATACTAATAAAGATAGTAAATAATTTGAGTATCATCGAATTATACCATTAATATGGATTTAAAGACCCTGATTTTTCAGGGTCTTTTTGTGTCTATAAACTTTTTTAGAAAGTCTTATATAATACTCAACTTTAAAATAATCATAATATGAACTACATATTTCGACCAGAAAATTATAAAGATTGGGCAAAATCAGCTATTAATAAAATAGAAAAAACAATCAATTCTTGTATTAATGTCGAGCAAGTAGAAGTATCTAAAAAAATGGTTGATAACTTTATTATTATTACGGCTCTTGAAGATGACATTATAGAAGAGGATTTAGAATCAGTAATAAGACTTTTTTGGCTAAAAATAGATTTAAAAAAACAAAGTTTTTTTGAAACAAACTCAAAGTAATTAGTATAAGTTAAGAACTTAAAAATAATCAAAATGAAATTCGTAGACGCATTAAGACAAGAAGACATCGTAACAGAAAATGGAATGGCGACTAATTCAACCTCGTTGAATGCCTGTGTTGACCTTTTCTTTAACATTGGTGCTATGAGAGGCCAAGACAAACAACGTTTGATCGCAACCTTTTCAAAAGCATTTAACGAAGATCCTAAGCGTGCTATGAAACTTTTGTTTTGGGCTAGAGATGTTCGCGGTGGAGCCGGAGAGCGTCAAGTCTTTAAAGACATTTTAGTTTATTTAGCTGAAAATCATGATTTGGTCCTAAAACCAAATTTACACTTAATTCCAGAGTATGGTCGTTTTGATGACTTATTATCTCTTTTTGGAACTTATTTAGAAAATGATGCATTAATTATAATTGAAAATGCTATTAAAGCAGAAAATGGTTTATGTGCAAAATGGATGCCACGTAAGGGTCAAAATGCTGAAAATTTACGTAAATTCATGGATTTATCTCCAAAACAATACCGTAAAACTTTAGTTAATTTGACTAATGTAGTTGAAACTAAAATGTGTGCTAAAGAATGGGATTCTATTGAATTCGGTAAATTACCATCAGTTGCTTCTGCAAGATACCAAAAAGCATTTGGTAAAAATGCATATGAAAGTTATTCAGCTTATATTGCTTCCCTTGTAAAAGGAGAGGCTACAATTAATGCAGGTGCAGTTTATCCTTATGATGTTACAAAATCATTAGAATATGGAAATGCTACAGTAGCAAACGAACAATGGAAAGCCCTTCCAAATTATTTAGAAGGAGCAAACGATATGATTTTACCAGTGGTGGATGTTTCAGGTTCTATGTCCTGCTCAGCAGGCGGTAGTAAATCAGTAACATGTATGGATGTTGCAATCTCTTTAGGTCTTTATATTTCTGAAAGAAATGAAGGTCCTTTTAAAGATGCATTTATAACATTCTCAAGTACTCCGCAGTTACAAGTATTAAGTGGTTCATTGAAAGATCGCTACACACAGATGTCAAACTCCGATTGGGGAATGTCTACAGATCTTGAGGCAACTTTCAAGCTGATCTTAGATCAGGCCACTAAGCATAAATTGTCTCAAGATGAGATGCCAAATAAAATCCTAATCCTATCAGATATGGAGTTTAATGCGGCAACCAGATCTAGTGGTTGGAGAAATCAAGCGTCATGGAACCCAACAGCTCAGCAAGTAATTAACGACATGTATGAGTCTTCAGGTTACAAAATGCCTCAAATTGTTTATTGGAACATTCAATCCAGAAATGGTGGAGTACCAGTTGCATTTGATACAGCAGGAACTGCATTAATTTCAGGATTCTCTCCAGCAATTATGACAAGCTTACTTGGAGGAGATATTGAATCTCCGCAGCAAATCATGGATAAAACAATCATGAGTGAGAGATACTCTCCAATTGTTTAAGATATATAAAAGAAAACAAAATTAATATGAAACATATTAAATTATTTGAACAATTCGTTAACGAATCTGATCATAACGTATTCGAACCAATTGAAAATGGACAAAGTCCAAAGGCATATAAAAGCCGTAATGATGTTTTCATTATTAATATGACAGCTAAAAAGGTTGATAGCACTATTAACAAGATTGTTAAAAAACCAAATGTAGTTGAAGGAGATGGATATAAAATATTAGCAGATTCTGCAGGTAGCATTGTATTTTTTGAATTAACTCAAGTTGCAGAAGATGTTGCTCAAACACTAGGTGGAGAAGCAGTATCTAAAGTAACTTTATCAGATGGTAAAACTGAATCTGCATCTTCTAGAGGAGGTTCATTCATAATTATTAAATAAAAGAAATTAGGTTCCTTACAGCAAACAATACTCAAGCAATTACTAACTAGCAACGGAATGGAACCTGGAGGATAGGTACAGCAAAAAGTACACAAACAACTATGACAGAGGTCTAGAAAAAACGTGGAGTTTTAAAAAGGTTTGCCCTCTAAAACTATGAAGCGCTAGACAAGGTGAAGGTTAACACTAGAAAATGGGTCAAACGTCAAACCACCCCAAATAGGACGCAAGTAGGATGGGTCGAAGTTTAGTAGACGCTCGCGAAAGTAAAAGCCGAAGACGTAAAAGAGGGTTATTCTGCCGAGAAGAAAATCACGAACAACTATCCCGTATTAAATTAGAATCCTGGTAAAATTGTTAATAACTTTTTTAACCAGGATTTTTTTATGTCAAATGTTTTGATTATATTTACATATCAAATTAAAACTTATACATCATGTCAGAAGAATCTAATTACCTAGCAGAACAAGAATATAGAGAGTATATGAGATTAATTAACTCAGTTGAACTCTTAACTCAAGCAGAATATGAGTTATGTAAAAAATGGGACGCTGAAGAGGCTTGGAAGTATTTAAACAATATTGGAGAAGGTCGTTGGCTAAACTGCAATGTTTATTCTGAATATGACCATGAAAAGCGTCAGTTTGAAATGGAAACAGGAGTTGTTGGAAGTTATGACGATCCTAATTATTTACGTGCATAAAAAACAAAAGCAATATATAACATATAATACTTAAAACTTATTTTATGAACATTTTAGATGAAGCAAGCGGAATAGTTAATAACCGCTCAGAAGAAGCAGATAGACAATATGGTCCTTTCTCAGAAGGCATGGACAGAGCTGCAATGATTTTTACTGGTATGACAGGAATTGAAGTTACCGGAGAACACATGTTTAAGGCATTAGTTGCACTTAAATTTTCAAGAGAATCTTACAATCACAAACGTGATAACTTATTAGATGCAGTTGCATACATCCAAGGATTGGATAACTACATCGAAGAAAAACAAAACAATGGTTAACATTTACGAAGTTTTAGAATCGTTACAAGGCAAGAAGATTGCAATTGATGATGTAGTAACTACGTACAGTTCTAAGAAAGCTAGCCATAAAAGCGCATGGGCTTTTCTCTTAGCAAATCAATTAAAGTCTTTAGGTCTAGATGTTGAAGTACTTACTAAGTCTGAGGATATTCATTCTTTCGACGTTTGGTTAGTAGCACTTCCAATGGAATTTCAAGGGTCTTATAATCTATTCGGTGGAGCAACTGATGAGCCAGCAGAAAGAATTAAAAGATTCTTAGATTTTAAAGGACAAATCTATTGTTTAAATAGAGAAATGCCAGATGTCGGAGCATTCGCACAAAGTAGAATGAAAGCATGCTCTACGTTATGGGCATCTCTTAATGTAGATGAACTTTCAAAAAAGAGTAAAGAAACCCAAACAATTGAATTAAAATTATCTTCCGGAACATTTGTTCTAGGAGATTCACACTCAGTTTCAGTCTATCATCCAGGTGGAAACATCAGTAGGAATGATGGTAAAACATTGTTTGGAGTTATGAAGGAGGGAATGGCATCCTATATACCTGAAGGAACAACTCATTTGATAACCTACTTTGGAAATATCGATATTCGACATCATCTTTGCCGACAAGAAAAACCAGTAGATGCAACTAAGAAACTTGTAAAGAATTATTTTGAACATTTAAAATCTCTTAATATTGAAAAGATTTCAGTGGTTAAATTACTTCCGATCGAATTCGAAGAACGCAGAATCCCAAAGACCGGATTTTATAAAGGAACCCCATTTATTGGTTCTCAACGTGAAAGAACTCAATTGATGCAAATCTTTAATGAAGAGGTTGCAAATCTCTCGGCTATATATAATATGAATGTAATAGAATGGCCAAGTAATTGGTACGAGGAAGATCCAAAGTATTTTGCAGATACCTATATGGAAAAACCAGGTTCCGTTCACTTATCTAGAGAGTTTTATCAATATGATTTCGAGACGTCCGAAAAAAATAAAACATTAAAGAAAACTATTAATAGTCTTTTTTGAAACTTTTTAAATAAACCCAGTATAAATTAATATAAAATTAAATTTTTAACAAAATGAACAAAATTAAAGTTGGAATTATTGGCACAGGAAATTGTGCAAAATCATTGGTTGAAGGAGTTCAGTTCTACACAGAAAATACGAACAACATTACCGGAATGATGAAATCAGATATTGGAGGTTACAAAGCTGAAAATATTGAATTTACATGTGCATTCGAGATTGACGAACGTAAAGTTAATCAAACTCTTGGAGTTGCATTAAAACAAAAACCAAACTGTGCGTACGACATCGTTGATGTTATTACTTCTACAGCGCCAGTTTACGAAGCACCAGTAATCGATGGTTACGCTGCATTGATGGATAATTATCCAGAATCAAACAGATTTTTAGTTGATGAGAAGTTAAGAAACTCAACTGATAAAAATCGTACAGATTGGACTAGCAGAAAAGCAAGAGAGTGGAAAGACCAAATCATTGCTAAATTAAAAGAGCATGAGGTAGAAGTATTGGTAAACTATTTACCAGTAGGTTCTCAAAAAACTACAGAATTTTGGGCTGAAATCTGCCTAGAAACTGGAATTTCTTTCGTAAACTGTATTCCTGTATTTATTGCATCTGATCCTGCATGGGAGCAAAGATTCATTGATGCTGGAATTCCAATTATTGGAGATGATATGCGTTCTCAATTTGGAGCAAGTATTTTATCTCAAATGTTGCAAGAATTGGCTTTTGAAAGAGGTCACCATGTAAAAGCGCACATCCAAAGAAATGTTGGAGGTAACACCGATTTCTTAAACATGGAAGATAAATCACGTTTAGCTTCTAAAAAGATTTCAAAAGAAAACGTTATCCGTGCTCAAAATGAAATTAGAGGAATCTCAACTGAAGATTCATTTTTACATGCAGGTCCTTCTGAGTATATCTCATTCTATGGAGATAACAAAGTTGCTAACTTCCGTTTAGAACTTGAAGGATTTGGAGGAGCGCCAGTTCTTTTTGATGCTCAATTAAGCGTACAAGATTCACCAAACTCTGCAGGAGTTGTAATCGACGCAATCCGTTACTTAAAAGTAGCGAGAGAATTAGGAGTTGTAGGAGCATTAAGAGGTCCTTCAGCGTTTACACAAAAAACTCCACCAGATCAGATGATGTTCTCGGATGCTGTTTATGAGTGTACTGAATTAGCTGCAAGACGCTTAACAGATTCTACTAGAAAACAATTAGTTGCTACAACTAAGGCTCTTTAATTAATTAACTTATGAAAAAGAGAGCTTACGAGCTCTCTTTTTTTATCAAAAAAGTCAGTGAATGTTAAATATTTTTAAAAAGAAAAAAACAAACGGAGAAGTTTATGGATATGATTTTGATGGAGTAATTTCAATAGGAATTACACCAAGATCAGAAAGCGACGTTATTATAACTGGAAGATGTATCGATGAACAAGAAGAAATTAAAGCAATCTTAAAAGAACGCGGAATCAAGTGCAAGGTTTACTTTAATCCAATGACGCTTGCTCAACGAGGAAATCATACAGTAGAGGCTAGAACGTTTTCAGGAAATCATAAAGCTAAAACGATTGGAAATCTTTTAGATAATGGAGTTAACATCATTAGATTTTTTGAAGATGATCCAATTCAATATCAAATTATTCAGGAAAATCATCCCCAAATTCAATTAGTAAATATTGTATCTTCTTTAGTAAAAAAATAAGTATGTGGACAGTAGAACAAAAGCAATTAAATAAATTAAAACGAGAATACTGTAAATATTTAGATGCTACTGAAAGAGTTGATAGAGACATGATTAAAGATTGTCTTCGTCATTATATACATGAAGATGTTGATTATACTGGTAAAGTATGCCTAGATCTTGGAGGTAATGTTGGCGGTTTTACTAAAATTGCAATTGACGGCGGAGCGTCAGCAGTATACACAGTAGAATGTGATACAAGAAATTTTGAAAAGCTACAAAATAGTTTTGCAAACGAACCAAAGGCAAACATTATGCATGCTGCAGTTTCTGGATGTGAAGATAAAACTATTAAAATCTATAAAGGAAATTCCGGAGGTTCACATTGTTCAACCTCAATTATCAAAAGAAGTTCATTTAATGAATATGACGAAGTTAGAAATATTCACATCAAAGAACTCTTAGAAACTTACAAACCAGATATTATTAAAGTCGATGTTGAAGGTGCTGAGTATGACATAATTCAAGATATTGCCCAATATTATCCTGACGTTCTATTTATAGAATTACACATGGGTAAAGTAAAACAATTTGCACAACCAACAATTGACTTATTAACAGGATTATACCCAAAAAATCAAGTTAATAGCTTTGAAGTATTCAAACATATTGGAGGATACGATTGCTGGTTTAAAAAATAAAACATAAATGGAAAACTTAGCAGAAATTGCAAACATGGACATTATTAAAGACGTCGGAAGATTCTTTAATAAAGTTAATGAAAGAGCCCTTTACAATATGGGAGTTCTTGAAAGTTACGATAGCGGAGGCGATGAAGCACTTGGCGAAACTGTTGAATATTTCCATCCACAAATTACGTTGGATGATCGTATGAGATATATCATGGAGAACATTGTCAATGCACCAATGTCGATGGATAATATTATATGCAACACAATCATCTCTCACTTCTATGGAGCCCGAGGTATTCACCAAGTACTTACAAGAGATCCAAATCCAAAAACAGCGCTAATAGATTTTGAAAGATTATTAGTTGATCGAGAATATGAAAATAAGATTCGTAAGAATTTAGAAGATGCTGTTTCTTTAGGACTACCAATATATGGATCAACAGAATTACGTACTAGTTTATTTGGAGCTGCCAATAATTATGTCGCAGAACTAAGAAACCAACCAAGAGATGCTCATAAGATTAATATTTTACTATGGGTTGCTAGCTTTATACCTCGAGGAATCACAGGAAGGATGGCCCAGGTTAACTCTTTATCTGAAATGTTTAATATACTAACAGAAATCGAGGGTGTAGGGTCTTACTACGGATATCACTGTTCAACATCGAACTCTGTAAATCCAAGAATCAATATAGACCATGACGAAAGATATTGTGTACCAGGCCCTGGAGCCAGATTTACATTAGATTTAATATTTGGTTCAGATTGTACAGTACCACACGGTGATAGAGTTATTTGGTTCCGAGAAAATTATAAAGAACTTATTGGAGAAATTCCATTACATGAATCTACCCACAATATTGTAGTTGATGGTAAAAAGATTTTTAGACATGAGCAAGATGAACTTAAAACTTATGGATGTGAGGTTGGCCTTTGCCAGTATGGAGTTTATTACCGATTGAGAAGCAATCCACATTTAATTAGCCGAAGAAAAGTAGCCAGGGTAGACGAGAATCTAATGGAATATTTTTTTAATAATAATTTTGAACAAAACGCTCTTTTTTAATATAACAACTATAAAAAATTAAATATGGCAAATATAGACAATGAATGCAAAGATTTGGAAGTAAAAGATTTTTACGAACAATCAACAACACATTTAGCTGACATCATGGAAAACCAAAAGAAAATGCAAGAGCAAACTTATGGTTTTAATTTCGAAGAGATGTCAATTAGAGATATTATGAACTTTTGGCATGTTAACACACATGCTGTAGTTGATGAAATTCACGAAATGACAGATGCTCTTGGAGGTATTAAAGATGGAAGCGGAAATGCAGTATGGAAATACTGGAAAAAAGACTTTTCAAAGTTTGAAACAATGAAAATCTCTGACCTTTCTGAAGATGATAAAAAAGAACTTTATATGGAATGGGTAGATATTTTACACTTCTTTATAAACTATGCATCTTCAATCGGATTAGATGCAAAAACAGCTTACAATTATTACTTCGCAAAAGCCGAAGAAAATGTTAACCGTCAAAAAAGAGGATATTAAATGATACTTGACATCGAACAGCGTGAAAAAGATGTAATCATTTCATACTACAATGAAAAAGGAGAAGTAGCATTCAAACAATATCCAGTGGACAAGTTCCAAAACTGGTATGTTTGTGATGACAAAGACAGAGCGGCCAGTCCAGAGTATAAAAACTGGGACGGCCGTTCGGTCAAATTAGGATATGGAAGACAATTCAACAAGTTTTCGATCCTATATTTCTTAGATAGCCTTTCTGAGAAAGATAAAGCTGACTTAACAGCTTACAATATGCCGAAAACTTATTTCGTCGATATTGAAACTGAGATTGTTGATGGATTTCCAAAAGCTGAAGAGGCTAAAAGTAGAATCCTTTCATTCTCAATTATTACACCAGACCGTAAAGCAATCGTTTTAGGTCTTGAAGATATGGCTTCAGATAAAATTCAAAAGATTCAAGATGATACTAATGAATACTTCAAAGATTTTGATATGGATTGGGAATTTAAGTACCATAAGTTTAAATCAGAGTATGACATGGTAAATACATTCTTAATGAAATTCTTACCTAAGTTTCCAATGATGACTGGATGGAATTTTATTAACTATGACTGGCAATATATTGTTAATCGTTGTAAAAGACTTCAAATCAATATTAGCGAAGTTGGAATGACAGGATCTGTTGATAATACAGATGGTCGTCCATTACATATTGGAATTCTAGATTATATGCAATTGTATGATAAATACGATCGTTCAGTTAAGGTAAAAGAATCAAATTCTCTTGATTATGTTTCTAGTCAAGTACTTAATGTTAACAAGATTAAATTTACAGGGTCTCTTCAAGATTTATATCGAGATAATTTTGTTAAATACATTTATTATAACGTAGTCGATTCAGTGCTAGTTTATTATATTGATCAGAAATTAAAATCAATGGAAGTATTACTAACACTTGCAAATATTACAAACATGCCACTTTATAAGGCAAGTTCTCCAGTGGCAGTTACTGAAGCTATTATGGCCAGAAAACTCGCAGAGCAGGGAATGAGAATTGGAAGTGAAGAAAAAGCAGATGGTCAAAAAGATGGCCAATATGCTGGAGCATTTGTAAAAGAACCAATTTTAGGATTCTATGAAGGAGTAAGTGCATTTGACTTTGCTTCACTATATCCTTCAATCATGCGTCAGTTTAATATATCACCCGACGCTTATATTGAAAAGATTTATAAAAGTGAAATTGATGAAAGACGTAAAGACAAGAACGTAATTGTATGTGATAATGGAGTAGTATATAAGACCGAAGATTCTATCCTTAGAAAGATATTAAGTGACTTATATGCGCAACGTAAAGATTATAAGAAAACTTCTTATGAATACTTTACAAAGGCTGACGAATTAGCCAAAAGACTTAGATAAATAATAACTAATAAAAAAAAGAATTCCAAATCATGAATAACATTTTCGAAAAAAGAGTAAACATTTTACCATACGAATACCCTTCATTATTAGCGTACAAAGATGCGATCCGACATTCATATTGGATCCACACAGAATTTAATTTTACGACAGATATTGATGACTTTATGACTAAAGTATCTGATTCAGAGCGTGAAGTAATTAAAAGATCAATGTTAGCAATTGCTCAAATTGAAGTTAACGTTAAAACATTTTGGGCAGATCTTTATAAAAGAATGCCTATCACAGAAATTGGAGATGTTGGTATGACATTTGCAGAATCTGAAGTGCGACACAAAGATGCTTACGCACAATTATTAAGAATCCTAGGATTAGAAGACGAATTCCAACATGTAGTAGAGATTCCAGCAATTAAAGATAGAATTGCATACTTGTCAAAGTATTTGGACGGTACAAGAAGTAAGGACAATAAAATGTATACGAAATCCGTATTGCTATTTTCATTGTTTATTGAGCATGTTAGTTTATTTAGTCAATTCTTCATTATGATGTCTTTCAACAAGGAGAGAAACCTTTTTAAAGGTATTTCAAATGTAGTTGAAGCAACTTCAAAAGAAGAGGAAATTCATGGAAACTTTGGTTCTGAATTAATCAACATTATTAAGAGAGAAAATCCAGAATGGTTTGATGACGAATTTGAACAACTTATAGATTCTGCTTGTAAAAAAGCGTATTTAGCAGAGGTTAAAATTCTTGATTGGATTTTCGAAGAGGGAGAACTTGATTTTTTATCAAAAGAAACAATCAAACAATTTATTCAAAATCGTTTCAATAATTCTTTACAAAGAATTGGAATGAAACCAGTATTTGAAGTTGATTTTACAGAAGTAGAGAAATCTTTATGGTTTGACGTTGAAATTCTTTCAACAAAAGAGGGAGACTTTTTTTACAAGAAAAGTGTCGATTATAATAAAAAGTCTAAGGCAATTACTGAAGACGACCTATTTTAAAATTAAAAACAAAACAAACTAAATGGAATATCAAAAAAATTACTGGCTTAATGAGGACAGTAGAACATTTTTATCTAGAGGTTATATTAAGGAATCTCCAGAACAGCGAATTAAAGATGTAGCAAACACTGCAGAAAAACAATTAAAAATTGAAGGGTTTGCAAAAAAGTTCGAGGACTATATGACAAGAGGTTTTTATAGTTTATCAACTCCAGTTTGGATCAATTATGGAAAAGATAAAGGACTTCCAGTTAGTTGTTATGGAAGCAATGTTGATGATACATTAGATAGTATCTTAAATGGTTCTAGAGAAATTGGAATGATGTCGAAATACGGAGGAGGTACTTCAGTATTTTTAGGAAACATTAGAGCAAGAGGAACTAAAATCTCAACAGGAGGAACAGCAGACGGACCAGTCCATTACGCTAGAATGTATGATACAACTGTTGATGTATGCAAACAATCAGAAGCAAGAAGAGGAGCATGCGCTGCATGGTTACCAATCGAACATAGCGATATTTTAGAATTTTTAGACATTGGAACTGATGGCAATCCAATTCAAAATTTACAGTATGGAGTTACAGTAACTGACGCTTGGTTAGACGAAATGAAAGCTGGAGATGCTGACAAACGTAAAGTTTGGGCTAAAGTTATTCAAAGACGTAACGAGTTTGGTTTTCCTTACATCATGTTTAAAGATAACTCAAATAACAATTCACCATACAAAGAATTAGGACTTGATATTACTGCAAGTAATTTATGTAGTGAAATTCAATTACCAACAGATTCATTCAATTCTTTTGTATGTTGTTTAGGTTCTATTAACCTTTTACATTGGGACGAAATTAAAGAAACTGATGCAATTGAAGTTTATACATTGTTCTTAAATGCAGTTATGGACGAATTCATTCTTAAATCTTATAACATGCCTGGTATGAAAAGAGCATGGAGATTTGCAAACGATCATAGAGCATTAGGACTTGGAGTTTTAGGTTATCATTCATTGTTTCAATCTAAATTAATTACGTTTGATTCACTTCAAGCAAAACAATTAAACCATGAAATTTTTTCAACATTAAAAGAAAAGAGCGAAGAGGCTTCAAGATGGTTACATGATGAGAAAGGTTACAGATCTATTCGACCAGGATATGCAAACACAACATTGATTGCAATTGCTCCAACGAAAAGTAGTTCATTTATTTTAGGACAGGTAAGTATGGGAATTGAACCAATCAAGTCTAATTATTTTATTAAAGATTTGGCAAAGTCGAAAACTATTTATAAAAATCCTTTCTTAATTGAAGAACTTGAAAAATATGGTTTAAATACACCAGATGTTTGGGAAGGAATCTTAAAAAGAGACGGTAGCGTTCAACATTTAGATTTTCCAACAAAAGAAGTTTTTAAATCATTTGTTGAAATCAGTCCAAAAGAAATAGTTTTACAAGCGGCTCAAAGGCAACATTTTATTGACCAATCACAGTCGTTAAATTTAATGATACATCCTTCAGTTTCAGCTAAAGATATTAATACACTATATCTATATGCTCACGAAGAAGGGATTAAAACTTTATACTATCAATTTAGTCAAAGTTCAGCTCAATCATTTGCAAGAGACATTCTTGAATGTTCAAGCTGTGAAGGATAAAAATACGGCAATCTGAAATACGATTGCATTTTAGGACCGGGACTAGTTCACGGAAAGTAAAGCAGGGAATTCGCTACTCCCTGCTTTTTTATGTTTAAAAAGATGGATATATAATAGAAATATAATACACTATAGATGATTCCAATTAAGCTTTTTGAAGAATTCGTATACAAAGAAAATCTTAAAAATAAATACGCGAAAAAAGTAGCATGGATTATGAAATCCAATGACATTCAATCAACATCAGGTGATGTAAATGGCCGTGAAAAGAAATACAATATTGCTGCAAAAGGAAATTTATTCCTAAATTATGCAACTAAAGAAGATTTTGAAGATGATAAAGTTTCTGTACCTTCTGACGTGCCGATTCTTTATTATGGGGGTTTTGGAGGAACAACACATCCAGAAGCAGTTGCATTTTTAAAGAATAAAAATATAAACAACGACAATCTTTACAATAAAAGAGAATTACTTCCATTATCAGGAGATAAAGTAAAATTTGCAAAAGCAGCATCAAAATTTGATTGGCTTCCAAATACCGTTTTTACAAAAGAAGAGGCTATTAATGGCGATGTTGGTTTTCCAGTAATTGCAAAAATAAAAGATGGACATAGCGGACTTGGAATTCAAAAGTTTGATAATGCTAAAGAATTAGAAGACAGTAAAGATGAATTTGATTTATTTTGTCAATTTATAGATTTTGCAAGAGAATACAGAGTAATGTTCTGTAGAGACAAGATTTTCGTTATTAATGAAAGAGTACCTAGAATTGAGGACGATCGTTCAATTAAAACAAAAACAGCAGAAGAGAAAATCAGTTTTACTTATGTTTATCAAGACCAAAACAAAGTAGATCCTGAATTTATTGAAAATGTGTTATCGATCTGTAAAGATGTTAAAACATTCTTAGACCTAGATTTATGGGCATTAGATATTGTAGTTGATAAAAAAGGTAAAATGTGGATTATGGAAACATCATCTGCAACCGGACTTGGAAGCGTTAAAATGTGTGAGGTTTACAAAGCAATGTATGAAGATTTTTATGGAGAACCATTAGATAACGAATTTTTAGAGGACATTTATTTAAAATATGTAGTACCTGGCCACCAAAATTACTATCCAAAATTCAAAAAAGAAATTGAATCTTCTCAATGGCCAATGGATTATACAGTATTAACCGATCCTAAGGCAAAAGATGGATATAAATACTTCTTTAATATTAAGTAACAATATGAAGACAGGAGTATTTAAAACGTCGTATAAAGAGAATGAGAAAAGATTACCGATCTATCCTGATCATATTAAAAATGTAGATCCATCCCTACTTAAAGAATTAATCTTCGAACATGGATATGGAGAGGATTATGGATATACTGACGCTGACTTAGAAAGTTGGGGATGTACCTTAGGGTCTAGAGAATCTCTTTATAATTGCGACATTATTATACTTCCAAAACCAATCGCAACAGATCTTGAAAAAATGAAATTCGGAGGGATATTATGCGGATGGACTCATGCTGTTCAGCAGCGTGATATTACAGATCTTGCCATTAAGAAAAAACTTACACTGTTGGCATGGGAGGAAATGAATATTGAAAATAAGCATGGAAAACTACATATTTTCTATCGTAACAATGAATTAGCAGGATATGCTGGAGTCCTACACTTTTTAGAATTAAAAG